GCGGCCAAGGCTTAACTCCATCAACACCCCCTTTACTAGGAGCAACACATGCCCTCTCAAAACAACTCTGGCTTGCAATACAACAAGCGCCACGCGATCACGATGGTGGCTTTGACTGCTGTGGTGGCAGGCCGCTTTATGGCTTATGACGGCGGCTACGCTACGAGCGCGGGCGGCGCGAAGGATGCCCAAGGTATCTCAGAGGCTGATGCGGCGGCTGGCGAAGCGCTGCCAGTGGTGACGGATTACTCTTACCCCGTGGAGGCTTCGGCTGCAATTGCTTTTGGCGATTACATCAAGCCTGCTGCAGATGGCTCTGGCCGCGCGGCTATTGGCACGCTGCTGGACCACTGCGGGCGCGCTCTGGGCGCGGCTGCGATTGGCCAGCTGGTGGAATGCCAGATCGTGCGCCACGTGCATGCTTGATTGATTTGAGCCATGATCTACGCTAGCCGCCAAGATATGACGCAGCGCTTTGGCGAGGCGGAGCTCGTTGCGCTGACTGACCGCGACGACACGGGGCAGATAGGCGCTGCTGTGCTGGCGCGGGCGCTGGAGGATGCGCAGGCGACGGTGGATGGCTATGCAGGCAAGCTGTATCGGCTGCCGCTTTCGGGCTGCTTAAAGCCTGCTACGGCGCTGGGCGCTGCGCCTACTTATGTGAGCCCGCCGATGCTGACGCGGCTGGCTTGCGATTTGGCGCGGTATTACCTCTACACGGATTTGCCCGATGAGCATGAAGTGGCGCGCCGCCACAAGGCTGCGATGGCTGAGCTGATGAGCTTGGCGACTGGCAAGACGCAGCTCGTGTGCCCTTGGGGCGGATCGCCCGGCATGGCGCTGGATGCTGACCCTTTGCAAGCGCATGAGGTGATGCATAGCTTTGCACCGCGCCAGATGAGCGCTGACAGCTTGCGCGGCTTTGGCTAGAGAGATTTGGCCATGCTGCTGCAACAGAATTTATTTGACTTGGAGCCTGTGATCTTGGCGCGGCTGCGCGAGCAGCTTGCCCCTTTGCGGCCTGCGATTAAAGTATTTACGGCGGCTGATTTGGAGGGGGTGGAGGCGGCTCAACAATTCACCCCTGCGGTGCATTTGGTCTACGACGAATACAGCGTGACGGAGAGCCGCCCAGATGGCACGCAGGCACGGATTACGCAGCAATGGATGGCTGTGGTGGCGACGCGCCACCAAGCGAGCCTACGCACGGGGGCAGTAGCGCGGGAGAACGGCGGGGCGATTGCGATGGCGGTATGCGCGGCGCTGATGGGCTTTAAGCCCACTGGCGCATCTAAGCCGATGCGATTGACCAACCCACGGCGCTTGGAATACCTAGCTGGCTTTCACCTTTTACCACTGGCCTTTGAGGCCGAGATGATTTTGCAACCTAAACGGGACATACCCTCATGAATGACAAAACCAAACCCGCCCCACCTGAACCAACTGATGCGAAGAGCCAACTCTTTGCTGTGACGAAAGCCTTTTGGCTGGGCGATAAGCCTTGCGCTGAAGGCGAGAAGGTGCTGCTGACCGATTCGCAGGCCAAGCGCTTGGGCGAAGCCGTGACGCCTGCCAAGGCTGCCTGATTGATTAATTAACTCACCCTACAAATTGAAGGACGCACGATGAGCACGACTTACTACCCTTACCTAGGCTCGGGCACACTTTACGCCCGCGAAGCTGGCACAGCCGCTGGCTTGATTGCGATTGGCAATACCAGCAAGCTGGACTTTAAGGTGGAGGAAGACAAAAAGACTTTGCCTGACTACACCAAGCCAGGCGGGGGCACGTATGCCAGCGTGAGCCGCATTAAGGCGGTGACGGCTGAATTTACGGTGCATGATTTGAATAAGACGAATGTGGCGCGGGCTGTGTTTGGCTCAGAGGCTGTGGTGACCGGCGCGGCAGTGGTGGATGAGGCCGCGATTGGCTATAAGGGCGCGATCACGAAGCTCAATCACCCGAACCCAACGGCGGTGGTGGTGACCAATAGCGGGGCGACGACGACTTATTTGCCCAATGTGGACTATGAGGTGCGCGCGGGTGGCATTTTTATTTTGGCGGCTGGCGCGATCACAGATGCGCAGAGCCTGCTTGTGGATTACAGCTTTGCCACCTATAGTAAGGTAGAGGCGCTGACGAGCGGGGCGAAGACGCTGGAGCTCTTCTTCGAGGGCTTGAACGAGGCGAACAATGGCCTGCCCGTGTTGATTGACGTATACCGCCTGCAGCTCTCGCCTGCGAAGGCTTTGGCACTCTTGGGCGAGGATTTTGCGGAGCTGGAGATGGAGGGGGAGGTGCTGAAAGACGCTAGCAAAACGGGTGTGGGCATTAGCCAATACTTCCGAGCGCGCATGGCCTAGAACGCCTCACTTGTACCCTGCCTAGGCCGCTTTATGAGCGGCCTTTTTACTGGCAAAAAATTGAACTGTTTTACTTAGCCTTGCTCGCGCGTGCGAGGCACAGTAGGGGCATGGCTACACGACATGCACCACTTATCAGCTTAGGCAAACGCGCCTTAGTTGCTGAGCAATTTCCAGGCGTTGCAGGCGATGGCCAAGCAGCCTACCGCAAAGCCTGCCGCGCCCAGCGCCATGCCAGTGAGCACCCAGCCGCCGGCGGCAAACAAAAATGCGATGCAAAAAACGAAGGCTGTGAGACGAATCATGCGCAGGAGTTTAGCGCATGAGTGGCAACCGCGTTGAGATTGATATTACGGCGCAAGACCGCGCCAGCCCAGCTATCAAGGAGGTGACTCGTGGCTTTGAGGCGATTGCGCCCGCTTCGCAAAACGCGGGGGCGGCCTCTGGCGCGGCTCTGGATGGCGTGTATCGACGGGGCTTGAAGGCTTCTGAGGGGATTGAGAGCATTTCTGGCCAATTGCAGCGGCTACAAGGCTTGTTTGTGGCGGTGCAAGGCGGTGGGGCTTTTGCTGGGGCGATAGCCGATGCAGCGCAGACGGCCGATGCCTACAATAATTTAGCTGCACGGGTGAAGCTGGCTACTGGCGAAGGGCAGGCTTTCACAACGGCCTTTGATCAAATAGCTGGCATTGCACAGCGCACGAGCTCGAACCTTGAGCAAACGGGCAATTTGTTTGCGCGGCTGACTGAGGCGGGCAAAAACTCCGGCCTGGCTACTGAGGCGGCGATTACACAATCTTTGCGATTGACTGAGACAATCAATCAGGCTGTGCAGCTCTCGGGCGGCTCTGCAGAGAGCTCCAAAGCGGCTGTGACGCAGCTGATTCAGGGCTTGCAATCGGGTGTGCTGCGGGGCGAAGAATTCAATAGTGTGATGGAGCAAGCGCCGCGCTTGGCTAAGGCGCTGGCAGATGGCCTGGGCGTGACGACGGGCGAGCTTCGCAAGATGGCAGAAGCTGGGGCGCTGAGCTCTGAGACGGTGATTGAGGCGCTCAAAGGGCAATCAGAGACGCTCAAAACAGAATTTGGCACACTGCCTGCGACCGTGGGCCGCGCAGTGGAAAACCTCTCCACCGCTTGGACGATCTACATCGGCCAGGTGGATAAGGCCAGTGGCGCAAGCTCAGCGGCTGCAGGCGCGATCAATGCGCTATCGAGTAACTTATCGACGGTGGGTAACCTGCTGCTGGATGCTGGGCAGGCGGCTGCGGGCTTTACGGCGCTCAAATTGGCGCAAAGCTTTACGGGCATTGGTGTGGCCAGCCACAGTGGCCAACAGCACGGCGCATCAGGCAAATACGGCTGCGGCTGCGCGCGAATCTCTGGCTTTTAAGGCGCTCTCTGCGGATGTGGCCGCGCAAGCGGCTGCAATCTCGGGCAACACCACAGCCACGGTGGCCAACACGACAGCGAAGAATGCAGCAGGTGCGGCGGCAGGTGTGGCTGCTGCGGGCGTGGGGCGCTTTGCGGCTGTGCTTTCCACGCTAAAAACTTTTAGCCTGATTGGGCTGCTGACCAATATTCAAGATATCGGCACGGCGCTGGGCGAAGGCGCGGCGAAGCTGCTGGGCTACAAGGATCGAACAGAAGAGCTGGCGCGAGCTGAGAAGCTGGCAGCTCAAGCTGCATCGGATACGCTGGCCGCTCGCGAGCGCAGCGAAGCATTGCTCAAGCGTGCAGTGGAAAAGCAATTTGAGCTTTCCAAAGCTGCTGTGCTCTCGATTGGCGAATTCGACAAGCTCACGAAGGCGGGCGATACAGCCGCTGAAGCCGTGGCCAAGATTGGCAAAGATTTTGATTTGAGCAAACAGCCTGGCATCCGCGATGCGGCGGCTGTGCTGGATAAGCTCGCCTCAGACGGCAAACTTAGCGCGAGTGAATTTGAGGCGGCTTGGAGCGGCGCGCTCAAGAGCGTGAATCTGGGCGTATTTGAAACGCAGGCACGTGCTGCGTTTGCAGGATCTGCACGCGAAGCTGAGCGCTTGGCGCAAGTGATGGATGCCACCTTGCGCGAATCTATCAGGCGCACGGGCTTGGATTTTGATGTGATCAAGGGCGGTATGGGCAAGGCGGCTGCCAGCGCTGTGAACGATACCGAGGTGATGATTGCGGGGCTGGATCGACTGAAGGCGCAAGGGGTGGATACGGCTCAGGTGCTGACGGCGAGCATTGGCAAGGGTATTGCGACCGCTGATAGCCAGAAGGCGATTGAAGCGGTGCGCGGCCAGATTGAGGCGCTGCGCAAGGAGCTGGGCGATAAAGTGGCCGATGGGCTGCTGGATCAGGCTGCTGCCAAAGCCAAAGGACTGAGCGCTGCGCTCGATGCAGCCAAACCGGGCATCAACAGCGTGGCAGAAGCCATGAAGACGCTGGGCATCACGAGCGATGCATCGCTGAAACAGACGGCTGCTACGGCGCGCGAAGCTTATGACACGCTGCGCACATCGGGCACGGCCAGCGCACGCGAGCTGCAAGATGCTTTTGCCAAATACGCGGAGACGGCGATCAAGGCCAATGGCGGTGTGGCGAGCGAATCTCTTAAAGCCGAGGCCGCCATGCGTGGCCTGAGTATCGAGGGCGGCAAAGCCGGTGACAGCATCAGCCGGGCGATGCAGGGCGCGAAAGGCTCGGTGCAGGCGCTGGGCAACCAGGTGCAGCTGACTACAGAGCAGCTGGCTGCGCAGGCTAAGCAGCTCGATGAGATTAACAGCAAATATGGGCAAGGCAAGGCGGACACGAGCTTTAAATATGCGAAGGTGGGCTCGGGCGAAGGATCGGTGCTGGGCAAAACGCGAGAGGAAAAGCTGGCTGGCCAAAACGCGGTGGATAACAGCTTTCGCTACCAGATTGAGCGCAAGCTGCGCAGCGGCTCGCTGGGCGAGGCGGATGCCTCTGGCGTGCAATCGGTGATTGATGCTTTGAAGCAAAACACGCTGCTTTTTGAGCAATATGGCACGGCCTACACACTAGAGGGCGCACGCTCTGCGCAAGCTGATAAGGCACTTCTGGCGCAATTGGAGGGGGAGCTCTCGCGGCTGCGCGGCGCGGGCTCTGGCGGCACGCTCTCGCGAACCGCGCCAGCCAGAGTGAACACACCTGCAGCTGCACCAGCGCCATCAACCATTTTGGTGAAGATTGGCTCTGAGGGCGGGCGAAGCCGGGATGTGAATGTGAACTCGCAGCAGGATGCGGATGCGCTGATTAAAGCCTTGCGCGAGGCGAGGATGATGGCATGAGCACGCTGACGCTTACCAATGGCGCTACGACGCTCTCTCTGCCTTCCTCATTGGCTTGGACGGATGAATTTGACTGGGCGGCTGTGGCGCAGACGCAGACTTACACGACGACGGGCGCGCTCTTGATTGAGGAGGCTACAAAGCAAGCTGGGCGGCCTTATACGCTGGAGGGCTCGGAGGATCGGGCTTGGTGCACGCGCGCTGTGGTGCAGATGCTGCACGGCTGGGCGGCTGTGCCTGGCGCTGCGCTGGTGCTGACTATTCGGGGCACGGCGCGCAACGTGACTTTTGACCATGTGCGCGGGGCGCTGGCGGGCTTTCCGGTGATGTTTTACGAGGATGGCTCGGTGGGCGCGGATGACTATTACGTGCCGACGATTCGGCTGATTGGATTGTGATGGCGGCAGCACTTAAAAACATTTTGATTGAGCAGGGCGCAACCTTTCAATGGGACTTGCAGTTTCTTGATGGGAAAGGCATTTCTGCGCCAGCGCTGGATTTGAGCGGCCATGAATTTCGCATGCACATTCGCAGCGAGATTGATAGCCCGAGCGCGCTGGTGGCTTTAAGCAGCGCGCTGGGCGGTGGCATCACGATTTTGCCGCAGATGGCTGCTGATCTGGGCTGGATCAGCATCCGAATTGAGGCCGCAGCTACGGCTGCTTTGGCTGCTGTGGATTTTGAGGCGGCGGTGTATGACTTGGAGATGGTGGAGCCTGATGGCTTTGTGCTGCGGCCTTTTAAAGGCGCAGTGAGCCTGAGCCTTGAGGTGACGCGATGAAGGAGATCACGGTGGTGAACGTGCTGCGCGGGGAGATGACGGTGGTGGAGAGCGCGCGCGGGCCGCGCGGCCTGCCGGGTGCTTCTGGGCTGGCTGAGCCTGCTGTGCAGGCGCTGGCTGAGGCCGAGGCGCAGGAGCTGAGGATTGATATGGATGCGCTGGTGGCAGCGACTTTGAGCATTTAAATTTTCTAGGAGAAAAGACAATGAGCCAACAGACAAATATTGCAGCGGCGCTGCTGCGCTGTGTGAATGCGATTAATG